ATATGGCTCTGAAGAAAAACAAGGTCAAGTTCGGTCTGAACAAGGTTCACTGGGCAAAGATCACGGCATGGTCGGACGATGGTGTTCCCACATTCGCAACGCCTGTCCGTCTGATAAGTATTGGTATCGCATGGCATATGACCGATGGCGCAGCATCTTGCGTAAAGTCTTTACGCAAGAGAACCGCTGGACTAAGCTGAATTGCACTATAGACGAGTATGTGAACGGAGCTTGGAACGGTGGTTTGCTCAGACCAGAACCGACAGATAAGTAATGGCTGTTATATTGATCCATGTAATCCAGCTCTGCTATATGACAGTCCAGATGAGCCACAGGGTGAGACAGTAGAGTTAAGTCAAGCAGAGAAAGACCGCATGGAGTTAGACAAGAAGATTGAAAAGTTACATACAGACATTGAGCAACTTACAAGAAAAGATTATCATTTTGATTAAAGTATTCTCAAATTCCAAACGGATATGAGATAGAGGCATTTCTAATACCTTGTGGAGTAAAATCCACAGAACTGGGAGAACCAGATAGAAGGCGAATTTCAAGGAGGAATAAATTATGGGTATCAAAGGTTATAAAGTTTTTAATCCCGACTGGACTTGCCGAGGCTTTCAGTATGAAGTAGGCAAGATATTTAAACATGAAGGCAATATCGAGATGTGCGGCGCAGGATTCCACTTCTGCCGTAAGCTTGCCGATTGCTTCAATTACTATGAGTTCAATAGCAACAATAAGGTTGCAGAAGTTGAAGCGATAGGCAACGTTGAAACAAGAGATGATAAGTCAGTTACTGACGAGATAGTGATATGTAAAGAGCTGTCATGGCATGAAGTTTTAGACCTCTGTAACACAGGCAACTGGAACACAGGCGACAGGAACGCAGGCAACTGTAACACAGGCAACTGGAACACAGGCGACTGGAACACAGGCAACAGGAACACAGGAAACAGGAACACAGGCGACTGGAACACAGGCAACGGTAACACAGGCAACGGTAACACAGGCAACTGTAACACAGGCAACTGTAACACAGGCATCTGTAACACAGGCGACTGGAACACAGGCAACTATAACACAGGCGACTGTAACACAGGCGACTATAACACAGGCATCTGTAACACAGGCAACTATAACACAGGCAACTGGAACACCACAAATTTCTCCACAGGCTTCTTTAATTCTATTGAACAGCCATTATATATTTTCAATAATCCTACTGATATGAGCAGAAACGATTTCAATAGTCTGCTTGCTGTAAGAGCTATGCGCTGGAAGTATGAAAATAACTGGTGGATATATAGCGAGAACATGACTGATGAAGAAAAGGCTAACCACCCCGAACATGAGACAACTGGCGGTTATCTGAAAACAGTTGACTTCAAAACGGCTTGTGGTCTTATGTGGAATAATATGTCCGATGATGAAAAGGCTGCGGTCAAGGATATTCCTAATTTTGATGCAGATGTGTTTGAGGAGATCACGGGAATCGATGTATGCTAAGCACTTGTGAAAAGTGTATACAAGAATGGCTGAATAAGGAGAGTGAAAGAAAATGATAGTAAAAGAACCCGATAACCTCTGCGTTATCTGTGGTGCAGTAATACCAGAATGGAGACAAGTCTGCCCGATATGCGGCACGAAAGACAATATCGAAGGATATGCACAGCTTATCAAAAAATCGAAGCCTGCACCAGAATTCAAGGTTGATGATGCAGTTGAACAGGCATATCATCAGGGATACAGTTCGGGATTCAGCGAAGGCATGAAAGCCGCCTGTGAACTGAAACAGCAGAACGAGCATCTAAAAAGGAGAATCGTTATTCTGGAAAATCAGGCAAGAAATGCCGTTGATGATATAGACGGAGAATTTGAGTAAAGGAGTGATAGAATGGAATTCATGATCGGAGTGCTTATCGGCGGTGCAATTATGACAGTTCTTGTCATGTTCTCCCTCGCACAGTCGGCAAAAGAGACGGACGAACTTGAAAATGAGCTGTTTGCTCAGAAGGTCGAAAAAATCAAAGCTAAACGCAACGAGAACAGCGAGAACGAGTAAAGGGTATATAGTTATATACCCGAAAGCAAAAGGCGATTATAGTGCATTTATGAGCGTGAAAGGACAGTATCATGAAAAAGGATAACAAACCCCCGGGAATAGTCATATTCGTAGCAGTAATAGCGGCATTGATAGTGTTAGCGCACTGTGAACGAGTTAATGACATCCCGGGTGTAAGCGTAACAGGTGGGGAGATCACTGTTGATATCGGAGACTTCCACTATCAAAACTAAAAGGAGTAAAGCAATGGATGATATAAATCATCCCTCACACTATCAGGGAAAACATGAATGTATCGAAGTAACGAGAGCGTTGTTCGGTGATGAAGCAGTAAAAGGCTTCTGCAAGTGCAATGCATACAAACACCGTTTCAGAGCAGGCAGGAAAGCAACATCGTCAGCCGCTGAAGATATAGCAAAGGCTGAATTCTACGAAGATTATCTTATGAAGATGGAAAAGGAAAGTATATATGACGAGTGCTGAACTCATCGGAGAACGAATCAAGAAAATACGCAAGAGTAAGAAGCTGACACAAAAGATGTTAGCTGATAAAGTTGGAACGTCAATCTGCGTTATAAGCAAATGGGAGACAGGCGAAAGATATATGAATTCTTTTAATCTGATAAATATCTGCGAAGCCCTCGAAGTATCAGCTGACTATCTACTATTTGGAAAGGAGCAGGAAGAATGAAGAAATTAGCGTTTATCATAGCCGCACTGCTGACAATGATCTGCACGGTAAGCTGTGAGACAGTCGGCAAGGGGAACAAGCATCGACACGGTGACAGGATATGAAAATCAAACTTGATATTGGCAAGCTGAGACAGCAGATGCACAAGAATGGGATAAAGACGTATAAACAGCTTGCCAAAGAGTGCGGATTCTCGTTTTATACGTTTCAAGACAACAAGAACAGGCGTGAATCTATCAGCAAAGAGCATTTGTGGCTGATCGCTGAATACCTCAGCTGTGATATGAAAGATCTGGTTTATCCAGATTGGGAAGATGGGACGTAAAATGCAAAAATGATGTGGTTATTACATCATTATGATGTTGAAATTGACCCGAAAATGTGCTATAATACGTGTAAGGGATGCGGTAATGTGCTGATGCTTTGAGCGGCTATGCCTTTACCGCAATTCCGCACATCTTTTCGGAATGATTTCCTTTCATTCTTTTGTTCTACACATGATTTGATGCTCTTTTACGTCCTTTCTTACTGTGGGGAGCGGTGTCTCGCTCCCTCTATCCCCTCTTTTATGTTCGGTTCGAGGTAGTGACTTAAACTGAGCACCATAAAGGCACGAACAGCAATTTCAAATATGTGGATTTTTACAACGTGCCTTGTGTACAGGCAAATACGGACAGGGTAATAACCTCCTAAGAGCAGCAGATTAAGTCACAGCTATACTGTGGCTTTTTCTGTATATACACGCACCAGATTAACGCACACGGCACGTCAGACAACAGGGTGGTATAATTACCCTATGGAAGATACAGCTTTCAGGCAGTTCCTCTGTTCGGCATTTTCCGCAGCCAACGAGGTTATGAAGGCAGGAGCTGTATATTATATCTGGCACGACAATAATAGCCTGCGAACAGAACGGACGCAAAGCATACTGCATGGAGCTGGACCCGAAGTATGTAGACGCTGCCATTGACCGATGGGAAAAGTTCACAGGTCAGAAAGCTGTCAAATTGAACTGAGGTGATTAAATGGCAAGACCAAGAAAGGAAATTGACAAAAAAGACTTTGAATCGCTCTTAGCCATTCAATGCACACAGGAAGAAATAAAAGCATTCATTGAAGCTAAGACAGGCGAAACAATGTCAATTGATACCATTGAACGATGGTGCAAACGCACTTACAAGAAAAGTTTTGCGGAGATTTCTGCCGAAAAAAGGGCAATCGGCAAAATCGGACTGCGCAGGGCAGGCTTTGAACTTGCAAAGAAAAATCCTGCGGTTCATATCTTTTACTGCAAAAATTATCTCGGTATGACTGATAAGCAAGAGGTAGTACAGGAAACCAAACTCGCAGTAACAGACAACTTCCTTGATGCTCTCAGCGATTCCGCAGCTGAGGACTGGGAGAGTGATGAAGATGAAACAGTCGAAGATAGCAGCGTTTAAATTTCATCCGTTCTCGAAGAAGCAGCGCAAAGTGCTGAATTGGTGGACGGATAAATCACCTGTCAGAGATGCAGACGGAATTATCGCTGACGGTGCTATCCGTAGCGGTAAATCGTTGTCAATGTCCTTATCCTTTGCATTATGGGCTATGAACAGCTTTGACGGTCAGAACTTTGCAATGTGTGGCAAAACGGTCGGCTCTTTCCGAAGAAACGTTTTATTCTGGCTGAAACTCATGCTCAAAGGCAGAGGATATGATGTACAGGACAGCCGAAGTGAAAACCTTTGCACTGTTACGGACGGAGAACGAACGAATTACTTCTACATATTCGGCGGTAAGGATGAACGCTCACAAGATCTGATTCAAGGTATAACCTTAGCAGGCATATTCCTTGATGAAGTCGCTCTTATGCCTGAGAGTTTCGTGAATCAGGCAACAGGACGATGCTCCGTTGACGGCTCAAAGATGTGGTTCAACTGTAACCCCTCTTTCCCCTCACACTGGTTTAAGGTCAAATGGATAGATAAGGCAAAAGACAAGAATCTGCTTTATCTCCACTTTGATATGGATGATAACCTCAGCTTGTCGGAGAAAACAAAAGCCCGATACAAGACAATGTATTCGGGAGTGTTCTTCGACAGGTTCATTCTCGGTTTATGGGTTCTCGCAGAAGGTATCATCTATCCGATGTACAAGGATGCCATTGAAAAGCCCCCTGACAGCCGGGCGGAGCGGTATTGCATATCTATTGACTACGGCACACAGAACGCATTTGCGGTGTCGCTATGGGGCAAATATGACAATGTGTGGTATATCGTGGATGAGTATTATTATTCCGGACGTGAGACAGGCATTCAGAAAACAGATACCGAGTACGGTGATGATCTCGACAAGTTCCTTGATGAACATCAGGTGACAGGAACTGTATACACAGTCATTGACCCATCAGCGGCATCCTTTATAACCCTGCTCCGAAAAAAAACACGTTACAGGGTAAAGAAAGCAAAAAATGACGTTTCTGACGGTATCAGAGATACAGCAGTAGCATTAAAAAAAGGACTGATTAAGGTATCACCTGTCTGCAAGCGAACAATTGAAGAATTCGGCGGTTACGTCTGGGATGATACCGAAGCAGAGGACAGACCTGTTAAAGTTAACGATCACTGTCTAACGGCTGACACTATGGTTATGACAGAATCAGGAGAAAAGCCTATATCTGAATTAACCGGCACCAAAGGCAGAGTATGGAGTTACAACACTGAAACAGGGACAAAAGAACTCAAACCATATTCTGATTGTCGATTGACTCAGAAACAAGCGAAGATTTTTAAAATAAAACTCTCGGACGGTAGGTTTATAAGATGCACAGAAGATCATCCGATATTAACTGAAAGAGGTTATATAAAGGTGAAAGACCTTAATTCTACTGATAGAATTATTGATATATCGTGAGGTGTTATAATGCAGTTGATATTATATAGCGAAGATCACATGACAGCCTTTTTCAATAATTACAAGTTCAAAAAGGATAAAAACACAGGATATTATCTTTCATCAAAGCTTATAAACGGAAAGCGCAAAAGGCTTCATGTTTATGTATGGGAATACTTCAACGAATCCGTTGAACAAGGATATCAAATTCATCATAAAGACCGCAGAATATGTATGTGAAGTTTGCGGAAAGAAGTTTACAACTTCAAAGAATTCACGAACGTGTTTTTGCTCAAATAATTGTAAATCAGCTTACAGGAGAAAATCAGGAGTTGATAACATTGAAACAGAATGTAAATACTGCAAAGGAAAATTCTTTACAAACAAATACTCGCCTGCAAAGTACTGTGAAAAGCATAGGGATAGAATCTATAGAGTTTGACGGAATAGAAGATGTTTACAATATGGAAGTTGAAGATAATCATAACTTTGCTGTAAACGGTGGACTAATCGTTCATAACTGTATGGATAATATCCGCTATTTTGTTGCAACAACAGGATTAGCAAAGGAAAAGACACAGTATCAAGCCATTTTGTGATAATATGGGGATTTTATGAAAGAGGGTGTTTGAAACGCTTACACATAACGATTTACTCAAATGCGGTGATGATAATACAAAGCGAATAGCATTTATTGAGCAGGCTATAAACGATTTTAAACGGTCGGATGCATACAAGACTGCTGACATAGCAATGAAGTATTACCGCAAAGAGAATCCAGATATTGAAGCAGTTGAAAAGGTTATCTATGATATGAAAGGCATAGCGCATCAGGACTTGATAAGCCCGAACGCAAAGCTGAGATGCTGCTATTTCCCGAATATTCTGAACGAATCCTGCGCACATCTGCTTACAAATGGCATAGGATTCAACAACGAGAATAACAAGGCTTTACTCGGTGAGGATTTCGATGATACGCTTAAAGAAATCTATACCGATGCACTTATATGCGGTGCATCTTATGGCTATTATGGAGAATCAGACGGTGAGAAAACAGTCCTGAATCTCAAATTTCTGAATACTATCCCGATTCTTGACGATTACACAGGCAGACCGAAAGACTATATCTATTTCACACAGATAGATACAGATAAACCGCTTTGTGTGTCTCTTTTTGAACCTGATGGATTAACCGAATACATACAGGAAGAATCCGAAGCTATGAAGATAAGCAAGGAGAAAATGCCTTACAGCTATTCGGCAACATGGAACGATGTTGAGGGAGTATACAGCACATCGGATGAATCAACAGAGATCCCGATCTATCCTCTATATAACATCAACAACAAATCAATGATTGTTGGTGTACGTGAGGACTTAGCTGCACTTGACCTTATGGCTTCACAGCTTGTCAACAATGTTTCACAGGCTGAATTAGTGTACTGGGTGCTTAAAAACTACGGCGGCATGGATGATATTGCAGATGCTAATTTTATCGTTAATCTGATAAAATCCCATGTAATACACGTTGATGATGATAGTTCAGCTGAACCGCATCAGATAACAGTGCCGTTTGAAGCTAACAATGCGGCATATAACCGCATAAAGCAGATAATCTTTGATAATCTCTGTGGAGTGAATCATGAAACCTTAGAAGCAGGCAACCTCACAGCCACAGCGATAGAGGCGGCATACAGCAAGCAGAGGAACTATTCTGCTATGATGGAATCCAGAGTATTCAAGTTCCTTCGTGGACTTCTGAAAATTGCAGGCGTTACCGAACGTGAACGCTTTACAGTTGAATACTATGAGACTATCAATGCAACAGAAGCTATTCAGAATTCTATTTCATCGGCTAATTGGCTCGGCGATACTGAAACCACAAAGAGACTTGCAATTCTCAACGGATCAGGAGAACGTATCGAAGAAATCATGAAAGAAAAAGCAGCTGAACAGATAATGCAGTTTAGCACACTTGATAACGCACAGGGTGGTTCTGATGGCTTAGAGGTATAATTATACCCCTGAGAGATAGAACGGCTTATAACGCATTTTAAAGGGCGGTGATACAATGCCAAAACCAGATCCTGCACACAAGGAAACAGACAAGATACTCCGAGACATGGAAAAACGTCTTGACGAAGTGTACAAGCAAGCCTATAAAGAAGCAAGACAAACCGCTGATGATTTTATGAAGTCCTTTCGAGAAATGGACAAGAAAAAGCGTCAGCAAGTTAAAAATGGTGAACTCGACAAAGCCGAATACGAGCGGTGGAGAAGAACACAGGTATTCCAGGGCAACAGATATCACCAAATGGCTGATACCTTAGCCGCTGATATGACACACACAAACCAGATAGCTGCAAGCGTGATAAACGGATATCTTCCCGAAGTATATGCAGTAAATCATAATTACGGCACGTATGAGATCGAAAAAGGCTCTCGGATAAACACACAGTACACGATGTATGACCGTCAGACAGTTGAAAGGCTTATCCGTGATAATCCCAATCTACTCCCCAGAAAAGCGGCTGTAAATGTGCCAAAAGACCGGTTATGGAATAAAAAGCACATCAACTCAGCCATAACACAGGGAATATTGCAAGGTGAAACTATTGACAAGATAGCGCAGAGACTTGTGGCAACAGTCACAGATATGTCGCACACATCGGCTATACGTAATGCCAGAACTATGACCACATCAGCGCAAAACGGCGGCAGAATTGACAGCTATAAACGTGCTGAGGGCATGGGAATCAAGATGCTTCAAGTGTGGATGGCAACGCTTGACGGACGTACCCGACACGAACACAGACAACTTGACGGACAGAAACGCAAAGTCGGTGAAGCATTTGAAGTTGAGGGAGAGAAAATATTCTTCCCGGGTGACCCTGCCGCAGAACCATATTTAACGTATAACTGCCGTTGCACTCTCGTTGGAGAAGTCGAAGGAGTTGACTATAATCTTTCCGATAAATCACAGAGAGACAACAAACTCGGTGATATGACCTATAAGGAATGGAAGGAAGAAAAGCGGAAACAGGATAACGCTGAACCGCCTGCTCCGAAGCGTGAGCCGAAACCAGAACCAAAGACAGAAGATAAGCCTGCCGAGGTTGAAGTGCCTGCTCCTACGGTCGAGAAGCCTGATGCGGTGGATGAACCGGTAAAGCCGAAACTGACTATTTTTGATGAAATGGAGCAGAACCGCAAAGAAATAGACAAGACACTACATGATGTTGAAGAAATGCGGCGTTCACTTGATTATGAAGTTGGCACAATAATTGACCGCAAAGGAAATATTGTTGAAGTAATAAACGGATCTGAGCATTCAGTAGCGGTTGATGGCGGTGCGCTTAAAGATCTTATATTTACACACAATCATCCAAGTGGCGGTTGCTTTTCTGATAATGATATAATAAATATGATTGATGATGAATTGTTAGAATTAAGAGCATCGACACCACAAGGAACATATCATTCATTATTAAGAACATCTAAGGCAAGTAAAGAAAGCTCAACAGAGCTTGTAAAAGGCTTTAAAAAGGCAAACAGCATAGTTACAGCAACAAAACAAGTACAAGAGGACTTAAAAAAAGGCATTATCACTAAGCAAGAAGCTAAAGACAAAGGCTTTAATCTTTATATTGAGTACATATCAAAAAGTAGTGAACGCTTCTTGACTGAAAACGCTGAGAAATACGGCTATATTTATACAAAGGGCGTGATTTGATGAGCGTATACGGCACAACAGAAAAAGAACTGAAAGAAAAAATCAAGGAAATTGAACGGCAGTTAGGCAGAAAACTTACAAACAAGGAAAAACAGCAAGTTAAAGCCGTATCAGAATAAGGATGGTGATTAAATGCCCGACATAGATATTCAGATCACTGACAACAGCGGTGAGATACTCAAAGAGTTAAAAAAGAAAACAGCGGCAGCTCTTGAAGGCGTAGGCATACAGGCTGAGGGATTTGCAAAGCGGTCAACTCCTGTTGACTTGGGTACGCTCAGAAACAGCATGACACACGCAGTCAGGGGTGATGATGTTTACATAGGTACCAACATACCTTATGCAGCGTAGACGAACATGCGCCTTTACACAGAAATGTGTATCGAAAATCAAGCAAAATCGGTGAAGGAAACTTGACAATCACTCTTAAATATGGTGCAATAATTATATAGAAGTTGGCACATTTTAGCACTATATAAGGAGTGATTGAAAATGAAAAATCTTTTTAGATGTCATGATTTGACAGGGCAGAAGTTTGGAAGATTAACCGTTATCGGACTTGACGAAAGCAGACAGACACGGAAAACATACTGGATATGTCAATGTGAATGTGGCGGTATCAAGTCAGCTCGTTCAGATATCTTACTTTGCGGAGCTATAAAGTCTTGTGGTTGTATGAAGAAAGAACAAGACAAGTCAAATCTTACTGCAAACCACCGTCACAAGCAGAGCGGCACACGCTTATATAAAATATGGCAAGGCATGAAGAAGCGGTGTAATGATAAAAATACAGCCTGCTATGATAGATACGGTGGCAGAGGAATAAAAGTCTGTGAAGAATGGAACAGTTCATTTGAGCCGTTCTTTGAATGGGCTATGAACAACGGCTATTCAGAAGAACTAACAATTGATAGAATTGATAACAACGGCAATTATGAGCCTAATAATTGCAAATGGTCTACAAATCAAGAACAATGCAATAACAGACGGTCAAATATAAAAATTACCATAGGCAATGCAACAAAAACATTGACGGATCAGACAATTGAAGATCTTTTCAGTCCAATACCGAGGTAACAGGCAGACCGCCTGCACCGTAGAGCGTAGGAGCTGAACGTTATGGAAGTAATAATGCTCCCAAGAGTGCTTGACACCCGAAAGGGTGATGATGTACGCCGAACTTACAGGATAGTAAACTGTAAGAAGTATCGGATAAAAAGCCGATACGATAACAAATGATGTTGAATTAGGAACTGGTATCTATGCTTCTGACGGCAAGGGCAGAAAGTCTCCGTGGAGCTATCAGGACAGAAACGGCAAATGGCATAGAACAAAGGGCATGAAACCGCATCATATGCTTAAAAAAGCCGCATCCGAACACACAGAAGAATACAAGCGTATAATTGAAGCTATTATGAAGCGTTAAATTATACGAAAAGTATTGACAAATTGAAAGTCAGGTGTTATAATATGGACAAATACAGAATTACTAACGAACAGCTTGAAAGAATCCATGCTGCTCTTGAAAAAGGGCATAGAATTGAACTTATCCCCTTAAAGGATAACATCAAGATTATGGATATCAGGCGAGAGGAACTGAAAAAACCGAAGAACAAGCAGTAATAAGCGTTTTATTGTAAGGCCGAAAGTGGTGATTGAATGAAAATATATGCAATAGTTGGTTGGTGTGGTAATGAAAGATATATCGAAGGATACTATACAGACCAAAATACAGCTTTAAAAGAATGCGCTTGTATGAATAAAAATCGCATGATAGGGCTTGAATCGCTGATTGTTGAAACAGCCGATGTTGATGAAATTGCAACAAAACAAAACATTGGACTTGGATATGTATACGAAATAAGTCGCAAAAACAGTGGGGCATGGCAAGCAAGACTTGAAGCTGTGATGTGGAAAGATGATTTTCAGAAGTTAAAAAAAGCAGGAAAAGCCAAAAGCCCATTGATGTGTAATCCTTATGTATGGGTTGAAAAGAAAAGCGAGAAAAAAGCAATTGAAGCATATATAAATAAGCAGTAATGAAAGTATTACTGGAATGCCGAGCGTGGTTGATTATATCAACTGCGCTCTTTTTTGTTATATGCTCAGAATCGGGTAATTACCGATAACGAGCATCCATATTACCACCTGACTATAAGCGTTTAGTCGGAAGGTCAAAGAGGTTGACGATCTCCCATATCGTTGACCTCTTTTTGCATATAAGCGGTAAAGTAAATCCGCTGAATATAAATACCGAACGGCGAGGAACAGCCGACAAAGTAACGGAGGTATAAGACATGGCATTTTCAAGACAGACCTTAAAGGCAATGGGATTCACTGACGATCAGGTGCAGAGCCTTATTGACTTACACACTGAGGTAACAGATAATCTCAAAGCCGAAACCAAGAAGTACAAGGAAGATGCAGAAAAGCTGTCCGATGTACAGAGACAGCTTGATGAAGCAAATTCCGCACTTAAAGCCGCTGAAAAGGATGATTACAAAGGAAAGTATGAATCTGAAAAGGCTGCACATGACAAACTGAAAGAGGATATCAAGGTAAAAGAGACAACAGCTAAGAAGTCAACAGCTTTCAAGGCTTATCTCAAAGAAAAAGGATATTCTGACAACGCTATCACAAAGATCACGAAGTACGGTGGTTATGTGGACGGCATCGAGTTTGACGATGAGGGCAAGATAAAGGACAGCGACAAGCTTCTGTCCTCTATCGAGGACGAATGGGGTGAGTATAAGCCTACAATAACAAAGGTTACTCACACACCAAACGTCCCGAATCAGACAGCAACAGGCGGCGAAAAGAAAACAACAACCAGAGCAGCGCAGATATGGGAAAAGACTATGAAGTCTATGTACGGCGATAACGCTGTAAATTCTGCGGATGCAAACAACAATAACTCATCAGGAAAGGAGAGTTAATATGTCGTTTATCAAGACACCAACAACAGGCAAGGCTTATGCTCCTGGCTATTTCCTTGCAAAAGATGATGAAAACTGCGTAAGAGAGACACGCACTATACTCGCATCAGGCGGCACAACAGCAGGCGGCGGCAAGTATGTTCCTATGGGTACAATTTACCCTGCAAATAACTCAACAGCAGAGGGAATTCTTTATGAAGATGTTGACGTTACAACAGGTGATATGCCCGGCTCAGTAGTAACTAAAGGTATCGTATATGAGGATAAACTCCCTGTACAGCTTGACAGCGATGCTAAGACAGCACTTATTGCAAAGGGATTCAAGTTCATTACTACATCTCCTGAGGTTACAAGGCCTAAGTGGACAAACGATGCAACACTTGCAAAGATCACAGTAACATCAACTGCGGGTACGGCAAACGGAAAAACACATCTTAAAGTATCAGGCTATACACCAACAGCAGGCGAAAGCTATTACTACAAGGTGGGTGATGCTACAACAGCACCTTCCGTAACATACGGCCTGCCACTTGATAATACATGGTCTGCATTTACAGACGATACCGATTACACAGTAACAGATACTTACAAGGTAACTGTTGCATCTGTAGACAGCACAGGTGCTGTAGTAGCAGCTGGTTCTGCTACTGCTACTACAAAGAAAGGAGAGTAAAGTTATGACTTGGGAAAATGGTATTTTCGGTATGGTCTCAAAAGAGGACTGGCTGAGTGTTCCTTTCACTCCCCCTGTTCTTGCAAATGACCCTATCGACAGACTTTTCGGCAACGAGAAAACAGATAACATCGGTGCACGTTGGGATGAGATCAGCGCAGATCAGCTTATCCCTGCAATGGCTCAGTTCCATGCATTTGACACCGAAGCTATCAAGAGTGTATCTCCTGTGCTGACACAGCACTACATCGAGAAAGGCCTTATCAAGGTAAAGCAGAATCAGTCAGAGCGTATGCAGCAGCTTCTTAAACAGGGCGTTGTGAATGATGATGCTCAGTATGAGTATGTTATCCGTGACGGTATCAGACTTGCGAGAGCTGTTGAAGTTCGTGCACGAGTAGCAAAAAATGAAGCACTTGCAACAGGTCGGGTTACTATCGGTGAAAACAATCTGAACCTTACAATCGACTACGGTGTAACAGCTGCACAGAAGGCATACACAGTTGATCTCAATGTTGATTCTGATGTTGGTTCACAGTTACAGGCTATCATCGATGATGCACGTGAAGCAGGTGTTGTTATCAACGGTATGCTTACAAGCGGTTCAAATCTCACAAAAATGAGAAACAATAAGTCTATTCAGATCAACAGAAACGGTGTAAATGCAAGCGGTAAGTTCATTTCTAACGCTGAACTGAACGCATATCTTGCAGATTTCGGCATCGATACAGTTATCACACAGGATAACGTATACAACGCAAATATCACCGATATCGACCCGACAACAGGCAAACCTGTGGTTGTATCAAGAAGATACTTCCCGAAGGAAAAGATCACATTCTTCTCCACAACTCCAAACGGCAGACTTGGTGTAGGTCTTTGGGGCGATCCTCCCGAGGTTGTAAATCCTCTCACAAAGACAGAGGGTACAAGCGTATCTCCTTACGTTTACATTCATCAGTGGACAGAGAATGACCCTGCTGTACTCTGGACAAAGGCTTCTACTCTGTTTATCCCTGTTATCTACAATCCGTCAACACTGTATATCGCAACAGTAACTGATACAGGTGCGTGATGATATGGCTTACAGAGTAGTAAAGCATTTTACAGACTTACAGGATCACGGCTATAAATACGCAGAGGGTGACACATATCCCCGAGAGGGATATGTGCCATCCGATGAACGCATCGAAATGCTGTCAACTGCGAATAATCGTCAGAAAACAGTGTTGATTGAAGCAGTTCCCGAAACAATTCCTGAGACTGAATCTGATGAGACCGTTGAAGAATCGGTGGTTGAGGAAACAGCAGAGGAAAAGCCGAAGCGTAAAAGCCGTAAAAAGTAATAGAGAAAGGCGGTGCGATATGACCGATATCACAGAGTACTGTGAATACTGCAAGAACTTCTTTCTTAAAGACTATATCGGGCTGACTGATATTTACAAGGGAGAGTTTACAATTGAGAGCGGTACATTCGTATCGCCTTCTTTTACCTTGAAACCAAATCAATACTTCCGAATCGTTAACAGTGATGTTAATGACGGTGTTTACTGCAATACCGCTGAATCATTGGCATTGCTACAGGATGAAACCTTTACAGGTCAGGTGTGGCTTATGGCTGTACCTCGTTCGTTCGTGGCTTTGTGTGATGATATAGCGGCATGGCGCACAAAGTATGAAAGTGTCGGAAATGCGAATATGTCTCCCTTCCAGAGTGAAAGCGTACAGGGTGTATACAATTACTCCAAAGGTGCTACAAGTGGCAATGGTGGCGGCGCATCCGTCACATATATGTCGCAGTTCGCAAGCCGTTTGAATCCATACAGGAGGATATCGGTACTATGAGCATATTTGACAACGGCATTCTCAACGATTACAACACCGAAATAACACTGCTTGACGAAACATCATCTGTCAGCCCTGACCCTTACGGCGGTATCGGCGGTGTTGATTACAGCTACAACAAAGGCGCAGTGATTACGGTACAGCTTATCCCACAAGAAACGCTCGGCGCACAGGTCGCAGAAGCGATCACCGAGAAGAAAATGTACACCGTCTGCGTTGATAAAGGCATAGCCTTGAAAAAAGGTCAGGTCTTTATGAGAAACAAGGACGAAGAAACATTCAGAATCACGGAAAGCAATGTCGAAACTGAAACTCCTGCAAGCGCAGGACTTCAATTCAGCTATGCAAAGGCTGAGAAGTGGGAACTTCCCTCTGGTATGCTTATAAACAACGCTTAAAATGCGTTTTAACGGCTTTTAACCTTTAGGAATGTAATTATACTATGAATGGAGTGAAACGGCGAATATGGATAAATTAGCGGCATTACAGACGTTTTTAAATGGCTTCTTGCCTGCATACGAAGAAAATTCAATTTATTCTCTGAAAAATCCGCCTGCATTCCCCTATCTGACGTATGAGGGCATAGATAGCAGCTTTGATGAAGGTTTATGTTCGATGAGCTTTTCAACATGGTATCGTGAAGCTTCATGGGTGAACTCAGTGCAGATGGCAAAGAGAATATCAAAAGCTATTCCGAGCACTGGGCTTATGCTCCACTGTGATGATGGTGGAGTGTTGATTTATAAAGGCACATCCCCTTTCGCTCACAGAATGGGTGATGATAGTGATGATCTTATAAAAAGAACTGTATTCAGCTTAGATATTCGGTTCTATACAGTATCTTGAAAGGAGGAAAACAGATGATTGACTTAATGGACTATGAGATAGTTCAGGAAAGCGATGTTAACAGCACAGCGTTTGACACGGCAGTTGTTGTCAAGGATTTTGACCCGGAAAGCTTTATACCGCCTGCTGAGGGTGACTTGCTTATGCTTACAACGGGCGATGTATCTATCAATGATAGCTTTGATATGCTTGATCTCGGAGCTGACCTGAACGGCGTTCATTTCGTATATAAAGAATTTCAGGTAGTTACTGGGAAACCTGCTTCAACTCTAACCTTGACAGGTGCTTCATTTGACATTACAGATGTCAAGAGAGCACTTGCGGCAGCAGATATTGACGAAAACCAGATAAAGACAAGGCTCGTTCTCAAAAACACAGACTTTGAGAATATAACAGTGCTGATACACAAGAAAAGCGGCTGGATAGCGTGTGTAATGCGCAATACGCTTTCAACCGGCGGTCTTGCAATATCTACAAGCAAGAGAGGAATAGGCAGAAATGCTCTTACATTCACAGCATACAGAAGTATCAATGACAAGACAAAGCCTGAGATAGATTATTATTTCTTTTCAACGGGCAATAACAGCGTTGTGATCTCCAAGCAGCCTAAGAGTGTAACTGTTGCAGAAGGAACAGCAACAAGCTTCTCCGTAACCGCAACGGGTGCAACGAGCTATCAGTGGCAAGTACAGACACCAACTGATAAGGGCTTTGTGAATATCAGCGGTGCAACATCAGCAACGCTTAGCCTTGCGGCTTCTGATGTAACAGATGAAGCCAACGGCAACAGATACCGTTGCAAGCTTACCAATTCAGAAGGTTCAGCATATACAATCCCTGCTGTCCTTACTGTTACAGATGGCGTATAAAAACAACTGAATAAAAATTGAATATCCCCGAATTATCGGGGATATTTTGCTATATGAAAGGTTAGTGATAATATGAGATTTAATGAAATCAAAGAAATTGATACGCTGATGGAATGCGTACCGCACGTAAACGAGATACTCGGAGATACAGAACTGTTTGCAAGTCTGAAAGATAAAACGTGGTTTGATGCGGCTATACCGCTTTATAAGGCACACAAAGACAGCTTTGATAATCTTATGGGTATACTTGATGAAAAGCCTGAGAGTGCAGTTAAAACGCTTACAACGGTATCAAGGATAATAGCAGAGATATTCAAGGATGAGGAAACAGCACCTTTTTTTATGCAGTCCTGCACGAATGCGAAATCTGCGATATCTGTTATGGCGAATACCGAGGAAAAACAGTCAGAGGATTCATCAGATACGTAAATGCAAAGGTTACTCAGCATACTGAGGAACTAAGCTATCGTGTATATATGACTGACTGTGCGGCTATTTTGTCACGCAGAGACAACAGGTGGTATGATATGCTCCATCCTACGGATAGCGGTGACGAATACCAGACAGCGATTGATAATTTCTATTCAGATTTCAGAGGAAAGGAGGAATAAAAACATGGATGTATTTGACTTACAAGCAAAGATAAGACTTGATGATAGTGAATATAAAAATGGATTATCCGCTATAAAGGGAACTTTGGCAGATTTTGCGAAATTCTCAGCGGCAACACTCGGAGCAGCTGCAACAGGCGTTTCGGCGATTGTAAAAGAATCCGTTTCGGCGTATGCAGACTATGAACAGCTTGCAGGCGGTATTGAAACGCTTTTCGGTTCATCGGCTGACACTGTAATGAAAAACGCTGAAAAGGCATACCAGACCGCAGGACAGTCAATGAATGAGTACATGGAGACTTCTATTCAGAGTGCGGCGGCTCTCATCAACTCACTCGGCGGCGATCAGGCAAAGGCAGCTGAACTCATGGACTTATCCATCACTGATATGTCTGATAACGTCAATAAGATGGGTACAAACATGGAAGGTGTGCAGAATGCTTACAGAGGTTTTTCACGTGGTAATTTCACTATGCTTGATAACTTGGCTCTTGGATTCGCAGGCACTAAAGAGGGAATGCAGGATCTGCTTGACAAGGCTCAGGAAATATCAGGCATAGAATACGATATATCAAGTTATTCCGATATTGTACAGGCTATTCACGTAGTACAGGAAGAAATGGGAATAACAGGCACTACGGCGAAAGAAGCATCCGGCACGATCTCAGGTTCAATCGGTTCGATGAAATCAGCATGGGAGAATCTTAAAGTTGAGATATCGAAGGATGATGGCAATGTAGGAGAAGCATTTGACAAACTGTCCGAAACGGCAGGAGCAGCATTTGACAATATGCTCCCGAGAGTAGAAAAGGCTCTTGATGGTGTGGGTGATCTCATCGTAAAAGGTGCGCCGAAAATCGCTAAAAGTATCGGTGAGATAGTACCGAGAATCATGCCATCACTTATGCAGGCTTCCGTTTCGATCGTTGGAGCACTCGGCACAGGCATAATTGAGAACATCCCTACACTGCTACAGACAGGCGGCGAAGTTATCGGAATGTTCGGTGATACTATCGAAAGCAACCTTCCGAAGCTTAAAGATACAGCTTTTACGCTGATATCTGACTTTTCGGGATACCTTAAAGACAATTTGCCTGCTCTTATTCCCGAGGGAGTAAACGCAGTTGTAGAATTTGCAAAGGGTATCACAGATCCATCGAATACAGGAACGCTGATAGATGCTGCTTTTGATGTAGTAGACGGACTTATCGAGGGCTTCACAAGTGAAGATACTATAAATGCTATTGTTGAGGGTGCGCCTGTTATCCTTGATAATCTCGTTAACGGTATTGTAAAAGCCGCTGACAGGCTCGGAGATGCCGCTTTGAAGATCTCTGACAAGCTTATCAACTACTTTAAGGACGAAGAAAACAGGGAAAAGATGGCAGAAGCCGCTGACAAGATACTCACATCACTGTTAGACGGATTCACTTCTCTGCTCGGTGAGGGCGGCGAATTTGTTTATAAACTCGGTGGGCTGATAGCGGATGCACTCGGAATGGGCGAATACTGGCAGGCAGGCAATGATGTTCTTTCAAAATGGTGGGACGGATTCAAAGCTAAGTGGGATGAATTTAAAACATGGTTTGATGAAGAAATCCGGCTTACTTTAAATCCACTTGATTTAAGCAAACAAATAGGCGAAAAGGTGACAAAAAAAGTGTATGAAGCACCACCAAACAAGAAATACACAATCGATAACGGCAAAGGCCACCAAAGACATGCAAAGGGCTGTGTGTTCAACCACCCCACGTATGACAGATTTGGTGATTTGTACGGCGAAGCAGGCACAGAAGTGCTTTTACCGCTTGACAACAACACAGCATGGATGGATAAGTTTGCAGATAAGCTTGAAAACAAGATGAACGGCGGCGCAAGATACACATTCAATTTCTACTATCAGGGCGGCAACGGCATGACCGATGCCGAGATAGAGGAGCAGGCTAAACGCCTTGCAGAATTAAGTATATCACAGATAAGAGCAGTGGGAGGTACAGGATTCTAATGGCGAATTACACAAGCGATTACAGCTTTACAATTGACAGAGTGTCAAGTAATGATTTCGGCATCTTTGTAAGCACATTACAGCCTGTGCCTCACGCACAGCAGAGGTATACTACAGGCTATACAAGAGAGCCTTTCGGCATACCTGATGATGTTTTTGAGCCTATTGACTACAGCATCGACTTTTACAAGTTCTTCCCCGAGGATATGGACGATTCAGCACTTCGGGCATTTCTCGTTAACGGCCAGACTTTACAGCTATCAACTTATCCTGATGTTTGCTTCAAGATTCTGACTATGAACGTCACAGAAACGTCAGGAACGGCCGATAACAGACGTATAAACTATCACCTATCATTTACCCTTAAACCGTTCAGATACGGCTTAGACAACAAATGGATAAGCGTAGAGAGTGGAGATACAGTTAAAAATGTCGGTACATGGTACAGCAAGCCTATAATCGAACTGACAAAGCCTGATGGAAATATCACTATCACTATTAATAATGTTGATTATGAATTGAAAGACTTACAGAACAGCGGTTCACAGAAATTAAGTCCCCTTGATATTACATATATCGATTCATCACGGCATATCTTGTATCTCGGCACAAATGCGCTGATAGTCGGTCATGATAACGGCAGACTTCCACAGCTTGATGTGGGTGATAATGTCATATCATGGACTGGAAACGTTGAGAGCGTGAGA